CCATCTTGGGAGATACAGAAAGAACCGTGCAGGGCAAGGGAGATTGACCTTGAATATAAATTGATGCACCTGATTCGTAATCTCCGTTAAAGTCTGTTTCTTTATCGCCGGTAAATAGTGTCGGTGCACCACCTGTTCCAAATGCTACGTCAATCAGATTATCTTCATCCGGCCCCCACTTCACACCTGCGGATTGATAAAAGGACGCGGACATAGCATAAATCTTCTTCTTTCGCCCTCTGCTTGTCCCTTCTGACGTGGGTGCTTCTATCTTCATGGGTTGTAAATTATAGTCGTAGGACAGACCCACGGTGATTTTGTTGGCATAATACGAAAGAGTTATTGCGCCACTGGCTACTGTTCTTGCGGGATGTTTCCCTTGATCGGTAAAAACGGAAACGCTCTTGCCTTCAAGATGTGTTAAGCCTGATACGGTTTTAGCCACTTGTTCCACTGTCCCGTTCCCGGCAACTACCGTAGCCCCAGGGGTGACAATTCCACTTCCCGTATAGGTAGGCAATGCCACCGCATTCAGAGCAATTTCAAATGTATCATCGGTGGGATTGCTGACCGTCCAATCACCGTTAGCCGTGGTCATTCCCAGCACGCCACTTATCCTAACGGGTGTTCCGGTAGGCAGGGCATGATTCGGGCAGACTATTTTTGCGGGATTGGTATTGGCGATTGCAATAATAGATTGCGGGTCGCCTGCATAAGTTGTTGTGCTGGTAGTAGGTGGATAAGCGGCAAATGCCGTACTGTCGATATAGGCCGTCCCTGCTTCGTCTTTTACTTTGAAATTGGCTGCCGCACGATCTGATACCGTGCAAATGTGATTATCAAGCCACGTTCCGGTATTATAGAAGCGTACTTTATTTCCATCGGCCAGTGAGTTTGCCGCAGTGATAACACATTCCGAAGCTTGTGAAATTGCCGTTACTTCAACGGCCACATCCCCATCCCATGTCAAACCGGAATCAACGAAAAAGGCATCCTTGTAAACATTAAAGAAGTCGTGAGGCTTGAAGTATTCCACATATCTTTTCGTAACACCGCCGATGGTACGCTTAACGATTACCCAAACCTGATCTTCTTCGCCTTCTTTGGTTATAGTGGCTACGCTTTCAAATTCACCATCTGTTGTTAATCTAAACCACGGATAAATGTTTTCATCAGGTTCATAAACCATTCCCAGTAAAGTTCCATCCGCACGAACAGCCCATAAAATAGACATCGGTTCCGATTGGTAATCCATGTCGGTAATGCCCGACAAGGCCGCCGTTGAACCTTTGGCAATGTGCTTGGCTATTCTCGTCACATCAAGGGCGGTGTATTTGTCTTTAGTCCATTCCCATGTGGCTTTGCGTACGGTTGTCCCTCCGCGTTGAACGAATAAAATGGAATCGTTTACCATTTCAGCGTCCATGTCCATTACGCCATTGGCTAATTGCCGTTTGGCGACAACATCAGTGGCGGTCAGGGGATTGGTTGTAGCAGTAGCCCCAAGTCTCCATACACCGCCCGCCGTGCCAATCATCAGGTATTCTTCACCGAGCATCCAGTTTATCGCATCAACTTTATCCGACATTAAGGAGTATTTAAGTGCCGCCGAATCATCCGTTGGATCAACCGTGAAGTCTTCAAAAGAACCGGACACTGACCCCCAAACGTCAAGGGGGTTGTCGATTGTTCCACCCGCCATAAATCTCTGCTCGAAGAACGCAATCGCACCGGGGTATTTACCAGCGCCGGAAAACGGCGAACCGGAAAATTCCGTCACCGTCCACGCTGTATGCCCGGTTCGAGACACCTTTCTTATGTTGTAGCCTCGGTGGGCGAGATACAAAACATCTGCGCTCTGCGTCATTTTAATATCGGGTAGGTCTGTTTCGGAGTATGGCGAGGGGATTTCATAGGCTAAGTCTGTTGCGCCGGTGGTTGCTACCCACTTACCAGCCGCAAGATCGGTAGCAAAAGTTCCAGAAGTATGACCAATAAGGCAGCGATAATACGATCCGCTATCTGTTACTAGATTGCCGATCACATAAGCCGTGCTTGTCTGCCATGCAGCATAGGTAACGACTATTTGCCCTTCATCCTTGAAGAAGCGGAAAGAACCACTTTCCCCAAGAACAATGTACGCCTGAACAGTTGAGAATTGAAACGGGAACAGCCGCGCCTTTTTCGTGCTGTCTTTAATCTCAGCTACAAAATAAAGCCCCGGTCGTGCCATTACCCCACCTTCAACCAGGGGAATGAAATTCTCCATTACCCGGCAACTGTTGGCATACTTCTGAAGGTCAGACCGAGCATCCAACTTAGTGCTGATCTCACCGCCATTAAAGGAATTAATTAAGGGGTCAACTTTTTGCATTATCTCCCCGCGTATTCAAAAGACGTGCTGCCCTTTTCATCCGCAAGATAATCTTGCGCCCTGCTCGCGGCTTGCGCCATCCGCTTCGATCTGGCATATAAATTCATCATTGCCTCAAACTTGGTTCCGCTTTCCGCAATAGACAAACAAAGTTCTGCCCCTAACCTGTTGCAAAAACAGTTAATGAAAGACGGAGTATATTTAGCCGGGTCGGTTACTCGCTTGATGTAGGTCATGTAAATAGCATCCGTATCTGATACCGTGCTGTCATAATTGGTCATTAGGCAGACGGTTCCATCTGGCAACGATTCAATCACATAAGGTTCAACACCCGGTATCGGCCATATTGACAGATCGGATTTACGATCATCGGCAAGGCATAAGTAATCAGTGGGTAATGGATAGGCATACAGATAAACATCATCGTTTACCGGATCTGTCGTGCTTTGAGACAATTCTACCCGGACGGTGGCAAACTTCGGCTTGACAGCTTCGAGAACTTCATCCCTGATATATTCCCATACCGTATTGATCTTGACCGCATTTGTGCTTGTGTCGGTTAGACTCGTAATGGAAGTCTTAGCCCCGATACGCTGCAAAGTCATATTTGCGATTCCGACATTCGAGTATGCCATTTAGTCACCTATCCAGCGTTTGCCTGTTTCTTAGCGCAATGATATTTGTGAGCGCGGACTTGCCCTTCTGTGCCTGTGTATATTCCGCAAATATCGCAGGTCACTTTTTCTGAATCTGTTTTAACGGTTTCCCCCACTACCGGATTCTTTTTTTTTTCGTCTTCAACCAAACCGGGTATAATCCGGGTTGTTGAAATTGCCGGGGTAGTCTTTGTTCCCCGCTGCTTAAAATAAACTTCCGTTCCGGGAGGGAAATCAAAATGCCCTGCAATCGGGTCTAACGGATTAATGTCATCCTGATCTCCGGGGTAATAGTGGCGGCATTTTACTGAGTCGAAACATTTTCGATTACATTTGACGATCATAAAAATCCTTTCTTAAATGGGGCGAGATTTTACCCCGCCCCGGTTAATCGTTATTCTGCGCCCTGGCCGGGTTCGCCAAAATACATCGTGGCTGCTCCGGCGGTTGCTACCTCGGAAACAATGTTAAAATTCGCGCTGGCATACTGCAAAAGACTTGGAGGCGCGGGAATGTAATAATGCTTCCCTGCCGCCAAATCCGCTACCGCAAAGAAACGGCTGGCGCATACGGTCGTAGGCCCGGTAGAAGCACCGTGAACGATCTCAATGTTCACGCCGGAATCAAGTCCCGTAAAGGTCGTGGTGACAATGATATGAAGCCCAAACATATTAGACTTCCCCGTATTCGGATTAGTCACACCGAAATTAACTTCGTTCGTGGCGTTTTCATCCGCTGTATTTCCTAAAACCTGCGCGTCTGCCAACAGGTATTTGTAATCGTACATAGGCATGTTAAAGCCCTCCTTTTAAGTTAAACAACTGCGGTTTCGGTTTCATCAATGCCTTCGGCAAGACGTACGGGAACACCACGGAAAGTAACAATGTTTCCGCCCCACACGTTGTCAGGCGTGTAATTGACGTTGTTCTTGTCTTTGGCTTGGATATTCATCTGCGTGTAAATGCTGCGGGGAACATAAATGACCGTACCGGGAGCCGCGCCACCGTCAGGAAGATTACCCAAAATCTCAATCAACTTGTCATCATCAAAAATGTTGGACGAGCCGGAAGTCTCAATATTGGCGTACCGCTGCACACAGCGTTCGTCTTCGACAACGAGGCCGAGATTCCACACAAAATGCGAACGTAAACCCTGATAGTAATACGGGGCAGCTTCCGAACCGCTATTGATTGTGCATTCGCCCAAATCTTCAACCTGCAAACCACCGGGAAGATTCTTCGGGTAAATTCCGTAAACCTTGTTCGGCCCCCACTGGATGACAAAAATACTGGTCGTGTCACCACCCGAACCACCACCGGAAACAACATTATAGGGCCAGGACGTACTGCCATTCGGACGAGTAGTCGTGGAATTGAAACGAGTGGCAAGGCCATTGAACGCACCGGGATCGGTGGCAATAGAACCGTAGATAATCAAATCTTCGGCCTTCTGACCCATTGCTTCAACCTTTGCCGCGTCCTTCTGCTGTCTCCACGCATTCGGGTCGTTCTGAATCTGCCACAAAGCCTTATCGACTTCGGAGTAATCTTCGACCATTGCAATAGGATCATTGAACGGGGTGTTATGGCTTGCGGTAGGCGCAACGCCTTTGTTGAACTGGCGAGTACCGGGAGTCGGTAGATAAGAAGTACGCGAACCGATATTGCTCATAATCTGGTTGGATGCCACCATCGGCATGTCACGGACAAACATTTTACTTTTTGCCAAAACATTAGCCGCATAGATAAACTGTGCATTTCCATCAAGGGACGTGTAATCGTTCACAACGTCCATCAAAGTGGAATACCCAAGAACTGCTGAAGTAGTCATAGTCAAATTCCTCTTTTATTTTTTGGGAGGCTGAGGACTTTTATTGTAATTAAAACCAAGCGGCTGTTGGTCGCCCTTGGGGGTTGCACTGGAAATTCCAACGTCCTCACCTGTCTTTTTCGCAAAGTCGAAAATCATGCGAATCATTGCAGGGTGATTCCCCAATCCGGTTTCATCAAAAAAAGCCTTGTCCTCCGGCTTTAAATATTTTGTTAACATCCGGGTCGTCAGTTCTTTGGCAACCGGATACTCCGCGCCTAATGCTTTCTTTGTTGCTTCTTCCGCATCTGCTTTGGCTTTAACCACTGCATCGTGATTAGCCTTCTCCAACGCCAACGCAAAAGCGTCATATTTGGCGGCAATCTTCGGAGCCATGTCTTTAGGCATTCCGATTTCGTGAAAAGTTTTCTGCATCCATTCAACAAACTTCGGGTCGCGCTGGATCCCCTCAGTT